TGCTTCCGCATCGATTGACGACGGCAGACATGCAGGTGTGATCGGCGTAGGCGCTTTAGTGCTCGCCCGTATCCCCGAAGAGACCGCTCAGGAACGCAACGCGTATTACCAAAACCGAGCACGTGACCAACAACGAGCGATCGACAATGAGATGTTGAAATCCAATGCGCATGACTCAATGCGAATCAACGCTCCTGAACGGCGCTCACGCACGACGTTTGGCAGCCGCCCTACGGCTGAAACTTAAATCTTTTTTGAAAGGAACGACAAATGGCTAATACCAATAAGCCTTTTGGAATGCGTCCACTCGGAAACCTGTCCGCAACAGGGGCGCAAAAGCAGTACGGTTACCTGATCAAAGAGGACTACGGCACCAATATTTTCCAGGGTGACTTAGTTCGAATTGTCGGGGGATACATTGAGCGGGTGAGTGCAAACACACAATCCTCGGTTGGTGTCTTCAATGGCTGTTTTTATGATGACCCTGTCACAGGCAAGCCGACATGGTCGAATAAATTCATTGCCAATGCGGCATTCACTGAAGACATTCAGGCCGACATTATTGATGATCCCAGCCAACTCTTTTTGATCCAGGCCGATAGCACTGCTATCGCGCAGACCGATATCGGTAAAAACGTGTACGTGGCCTACGGCTCCGGCAGCACGACCACGGGTCAATCGGCGATGACCACCAGCGGAGCACCTGCTAATACCGCAGACCTCACGTTGAAGATCATTGGTTTGTATGCCGATCCAGGCAACGCGTTGGGTGCTTATGCCCAGCTTGTTGTGAAGATTAACAACCACAGCTTTAGCAGCACTGGCGTGGCAGGCGTTTAAGGAGTTAAATCATGGCAATTTCACGTGCCCAACTGGTTAAAGAGCTTGAGCCTGGACTCAATGCACTTTTTGGCCTGGAATACAAGAACTACGAAAACGAACACTTGCAGATTTACTCTGTCGAGTCTTCTGATCGTGCATTCGAAGAAGAAGTCATGGAATCCGGGTTCGGTGAGGCTCCGGTCAAGACTGAAGGCGCTGGTGTCGCTTATGACAACGCGCAAGAGGTCTACACCGCTCGCTACACCCACGAAACCATTGCTTTGGCCTTCTCGCTGACCGAAGAAGCCGTCGAGGACAATCTCTACGACCGTCTGGCAGCGCGTTACACCAAGGCTTTGGCTCGCTCCATGGCGCAAACCAAGCAGATCAAAGCTGCTGCTGTGCTCAACGGCGCTTTCACCACCTCGCTCGGTGGCGACGGCAAGCCTTTGTGTGCAACGGATCACCCGACCCTTGGCGGTCCTGATCTGGCTAACGAGCTGGCTGTGCCTGCTGACCTTTCGGAAACCTCGCTTGAGCAGGCATTGATTGACATTGCAGCGTTCACCGATGAACGTGGCTTGAAGATCGCTGTTCAGGGTCTGAAGTTGATCATCCCGAAAGAGCTCATGTTTACCGCTGATCGCATCATGAAGTCCACGCTGCGTGTTGGAACGGCAGACAACGACATCAATGCCATCAAGAACATGGGCATGATTCCCCAGGGCTATGTGGTCAACCACTTCCTGACCGACCCAGAGGCGTTCTTCATCAAGACGGATGCACCTAACGGCATGAAGATGTTTGAACGTGTAGCGATGCGTACTGGTTTCGAGGGCGACTTTGATACCGGTAACGTAAGGTACAAAGCGCGCGAGCGGTACTCGTTCGGATACTCTGATCCTCGGGGCATCTTCGGAAGCCCTGGAGCTGCATAAAAACACTAGGTAAATCAACTACTTAGCAAAGGCCACCGAAAGGTGGCCTTTTTTATTTGACTATTGACTACACGGAGTGTACATTAGACATACCTTACTTAATACCGGACATCAAATGAATCAAGTCATCTATAAAATTGTTAACGCTGTAAATGATAAGTTTTACGTAGGCAGCACAAACAACCACAGAGAACGATTTCGAACACATCGAAACAAGCTTAGAAGGGGCACTCACCATTGTGCTCACTTGCAAGCGGCATGGAACAAATACGGGGAAGAGAAATTTCTTTTTAAGGTCGTAGAAATGGTTCCAGAGGGAAACTCCCTTCAGGAAGCTGAAGACAGGTGGTTGGAAGAACATTTCGGGAAAGCTTATTGTTACAACGCAGGAAAACGATCAGGTGCCCCTTGGAGAAACGTTGCTCCAGAAAATCACCCAAACTTTGGCCGAATTGTCACCCAAGAACAAAGACGTCAAATCGCAGAAGCGCTTAGAGCCCATTATGCTCAAAGCTACTTTAATCACCCCCGCGTCGGAAAGACTCATAGCGAGGAAACTAAGGAACGCATTCGAGCCAAGAAAAAGCAAAATCCTCAACGTTTTTGGCTTGGAAAAATAAGAACGGACGAGACAAAGGCGAAGATATCAAGAGCTCAAAAGGATGTTCCTAAAAAACCCAGAACCTATACCGAAGAGGGACTGGCAAAGATTCGTGAGGTCATGCGTAAAAACGCTAGGGAACAACATCCAGCGGACTTTGACGCTGTAAAGAAGAAGTTTCCGTCAGAGGTTTTGGATAAATACGATTTTACGAACGCCGTATACCAAGGTGCCTTAATCAGGATTGAAGGGTGTATGTGTCCAATTCACGGGGTTTTTTCCCAATACGCTGCTCAGTTTCGCAAGGGACGTGGATGCCCCTCTTGCGGAGCGTTGGAGCGTGCTTTGTCAAAGTCAGCACAAATGAAACAATCATGGGCATCTGAAGAAGGAAGAAGTCTTTTCATGGCAAACAGAACGAACGTTGCATCCTCCGCGCCATAGTGCTACAGTGCCTGTATTCCGGGGTTAACTCGGTGCATTAGACAGTCCCGGCTGACGCACATGCAGACTAATGCACTCACAAGCATGTAAGGATTATCATGGGTCAGACCACGTTTTCTGGACCAGTTGTATCCCCAGGCGGCTTTATCGGCCCTGCCTTTGGTGGACTGGTTCCCTTCACCGGCACCTATTACTACGTAAACCCTGCCACAGGCGCTGACGGAAACACCGGATTAAGCCCTGCGCAAGCACTTAAAACCTTGACCGCAGCACTTGCCAAGTGTTCTTCAGGTAAGAACGATGTTGTGTTTTTGATTGGCAATGGCCAAGCAACAGGCACTGCACGTTTGACCGCGAAACTGGAGTGGAACAAGGACGCCACCCACCTCGTGGGCATCTGCTCTCCAGTCAATATCTCCCAACGCGCACGCATCTCGCATGCCGCATCTGCTCCTGCAACAGCCTTTACACCGATGGTCGAAGTGACGGGCGACGGATGCATGTTTGCAAACATTCAAATCTTTGAAGGGTTTGCCGAATCTACCGCAGTGGTTGCCTGGGAAGACAAGGGCGAGCGTAACTACTACAGCAACGTGCATTTTGCAGGCATGGGCAATGCGACTTATTCTGCGGATGAAACGGGCAGTGCTTGCTTGTTGCTTACGGGGGGCGGCGAGCATCTGTTTGAGTCATGCACCTTTGGTGTTGACAGCGTTCCTCGTACCGTGGCCAATGCAAACGTGCGCCTTCGTTCAGAAACTGCGCGCAATACGTTCAATGGTTGCCTTTTCCCAATTTATGCGACCAATGCAGGCGTGCTGGCAGTTGACGCAAATGCTGTTTCATCGCTTAACCGATGGGCCTTGTTCCAGAATTGCGTCATGATCAATGCGCAAAACATTAGCGGTGAGACCACGATGACGGTTGCTGCAACAGGCAACGCCGCCCAAAACGGCGTGATATTGTTCAACAACTGTGTACGTAACAACATCACTGATTACGGTGCTGCTGGCGACCTTATCAAGATCGCTAACTCGGTCGATGCGGTTACGGATAGCACAGGTGGCGACTTCCAAGACGCTTCGTAATTTAACGGGGGCCTAGGCCCCTTGTTCTTACCAGTGAGGCTACGGAATGAGCAGTAGTAATATCCAGGCAGTCACCAAGACTGCCGACGCCCACGCGATTGCGGGGCGCACGCGGGTGGTGGGGATGTACTTCACTAATACAGGCAACGCCGCTTCGTTTTCTTTGAAGAACGGCAGCACTTCCTCGGGAACGGCGTTGGTAACCATCAACACTCCTGCTGCTGCGGGAGCCAGTGACATCATCATCCCGGACATGGGCATCTTGTTTGATAAAGGTGTTTTTATCGATGTCTCAGGGGTAGATGTCACAAGCGTCACGTTGCTTTTCCAGGGTGGAGCCCCTGCCTAATGGCTAAGTCCAAGGGCATGGGCATTGCGACATCGGTCAAGAGCGGTAATTTCCGACCGACCAAGCAAGGCGCAGGCATGACGCAAAAGGGCGTCGAAGCCTATCGCCGTGCCAACCCTGGGAGCAAGCTTAAGACAGCGGTGACCTCGGACAACCCAGGACCCAAGGATGCTGCGCGCAGGAAGTCGTTTTGTGCTCGTTCAGCGGGCCAGATGAAGCAGTTTCCTGAAGCAGCTAAAGACCCAAACAGCCGTATACGGCAGGCTCGACGCAGATGGAAGTGCTAAATGGATACGGGCGTTTTAGTTTGGAATCTAGTCACATCGTTCTTTGTGGCCTTAGTTATGATGATGCTTAAAAACGCATCCGACGAGCAAAAGCGTATTCAAATTTTGCTTAACAAAACGAGGGAGGAAATCGCTCGTGATCACATCACTCGTGCAGAGGTTCGTGCAGACCTTGAAAAGATTATGGAACGATTTGACACAGGCTTTGAAAGGCTTGAGTCAAAAATTGATGCCCTCGCGAAAAAAGGATAGTGACGATGGCCACTAAACCAGGGCTCTATGCCAATATCAACGCCAAGCGCAAGCGTATCGCCGCTGGATCGGGCGAGAAAATGCGTAAAGTTGGTTCCAAAGGTGCTCCTACGGCGCAAGCCTTCAAGGAGTCGGCTAAAACGGCAAAAAAGGTGAACAAATCATGATGAAGGGTTACGAAAAAGGTGGCATGGCCGACAAAATGGGCCGTGCAGTCAAGCGCAAGACCAAAGACGCCATGGGTCGTGCGATGCCTAAAATGCCTCCCATGCCCATGGGCATGAAAAAAGGCGGCAAAGCGATGAAGAAGGGGAAGTAATCATGGCTGGACGTGGCATGGGCGCGGCAACGCGCGGTGGTGGCGCAGTCACCTCGGGTCCTCGGAACAAGATGCTGAGTGAAACCAGCAAGACAACCGGTCCTGTGAGGATGAAAAATGGCGGCGCAGTCAATCAGCACAAGCGCATGGCCATGAAGGGTGTCAAGAAAATGAAGATGGGCGGCTCTAGCTGCGCGTAAATGACAACTTCTGGCACGACCGACTTTAACCTCTCGATCGATGACTTGATCGAAGAGGCCTTTGAGCGATGCGGCATGCGCCCCACGGCGGGCTATCAATTGTCGTCAGCGCGACGGTCGTTAAATTTGTTGTTTCTTGACTGGGCCAACCGTGGTTTAAACCTCTGGACCATTGAGCAAGCGTCTTATGTCTTGTCTCCCGGAGGATACGAAATCACCTTAAGCCCTGATACGGTCAACGTGCTCTCAGCAGTGATCCGCTTACCTGGGGTAAGCCCTCAGCAGGACATCACGCTTGATCGAATTAGTCGGGAAGAGTACCTGGATCTGCCGGATAAAACGGTTCAGGCTCAACCTGCTCAATTGTACGTACAACGTGCTAACACCTTTAAGGTTTTCCTATATCCATCGCCCAATCTTGCCTACACGCTGGTCTACTACCGCATTCGTCGTATTCAAGATGCTGGCATCTACACCAATACGGCAGACGTCAACTTTCGGTTTTTGCCGTGCCTTGCTTCGGGGCTTGCTTATCAGATTTCGCTTAAGTATGCACCTGAGCGAACAGTCATGCTCAAGCAAATCTACGAAGAAGACTTCGCGCGCGCGGCAGCGGAAGATCGCGATACGGCAAGCGCACTCTTTATTCCCGACTTCGGGCAGTAAGCCATGGCCTTTGCAACAGGCAAATTCTCGTTCGGCCTGTGTGATTACTGCGGACAGCGGTACTCCTACAATACCTTGCGCAAGAACTGGCGCGGGTTCATGGTCTGCCCTGACGACTACGAGCCTAAAGAACCCCAGCTTTATCCGCTCAAGTACCGTGGCGATGCCATTGCGCTTAAAGACCCTCGCGTCGATCGCATTGAACCCGTTACAATCTATCTTGGAAGCCCCGGCTTTAGCGCGCCGTTCCAAAGCATTGGTTCTGGGTTTAGCACGGTGAATCGTACGAACATGCAGCCGTATCCGCCACAGACCTTTGTTACTGGATACGGGTTTGTTGGCAACGTCACTGTGGTGATCTCATGACTTACGACGAACTCGTCACAAACATCAGGAACTACACCGAGGTGAACAGCAACGTGTTCACTAATGCGGTGATCAATACGTTCATTACGATGGCCGAAAACCGCATACTGCGGGACATTGACCTGGATTACTTTAAAAAAGAGTCCACGGCGTCGATGACTTCGGGTAATAAGTTTCTTACCTCGCCCTCAGACATCCTCACGCATCGTTACATGATGATCACCAATCCTACAACGAGTGACCAAATTTTCTTGGATTTCCGTGACACGTCGTTCATGAAAGAGTATTGGCCTGATGGCGGGGAGACAGGAGTACCTAAGTACTATTCGGTTTGGGATCAGAACACGTTCTACATCGCTCCAACACCTAATGCAAATTTTGCCGTGGAGTTGGGCTACATTTACCGACCTGCCCAGCTTTCTAGTACCAACACGACAACGTGGATCAGTTTGAACGCTCCCGAGGCGCTTTTGTATGCCTGCTTGATCCAAGCTTACAGCTACACCAAGGGGCCTCCTGACATGTTGAACTATTTCAATCAGAGCTATCAACAAGCCATCCAAGGTCTTGGTATGGAGCAGCAAGGACGTCGTAGACGTGATGAGTACAGAGATGGCATGATTCGTTTACCGATTAAATCTGTGAGTCCTGGGCCATGATTGGATCATCTGGTGGTGCTCTTCTTGGGGAATTTAAAGTAACCCACGTCTCTGGACGGGGGTTCTCGCCTGAAGAGGTGGCTGAAATGGCGCTTGAAAAAATCGTCTATGTAGGCTCGTCGTCTCATCCCGTTATTCGGGATCAAGCAGAGGCCTTCAAGGCGCAAGTCCGTGAGGTTTTAGTGCGTTACATGCGACAGGCGGTGGCGTCACATAACACCACGCTAATGAACCG